CGAAAACATTATAAAATCCGAGGCTTTGGTAAAAAACAATTATAAAATTATGCAACTCTACTCACCAAACATCAGACCGGTGAATAGAATTTTTATCGATAATGCGATAATGTACTTTGAACCTGAGTTTTCGAGACTAAATTTTACAAAAATGTTATTTTCGGACGACCTAGGCTATGTCAATTTTGAAGAGTTGACAAGAATAATGAAAAATATAAAAAGATAAAAATTCTTTTTTGACAAATTGAAAATTAGTGTTATAATTATTAACATACCGGAGGACAAATGACTAATAAAGATTACGAAACTTTTTCACGTTTCGGAAAAAAATTCCAAGAAAATATGTGCCAACTTATGCTGGAAGATAGGCCTTTTTATGACCAAATCTCAGAAGTGTTGGATATTAATTTTTTTGAAAAAAAATATCTACAGATATTTACAGAGACGCTGATGAAATATAGAGAAAAATACTCTACTCATCCTAATCATGAGGTAATGATGACGCTATTGCGGACAGAACTTAATCATCACGATAAAGCAACCGCAAAACAAGTGCGAGGATTCTTCGCGAGAGTACATTCATCAGACGGTATAGAAGAAGCCGTATGGATTAAAGATAAGGCTATCGATTTTTGTCGGAAGCAGGTTCTAAAGCAAGCTATGATGAAATCTGTTAGATTACTAAAATCTTCATCGTTTGATGAAATTGAAAAAGTAATTCAAGATGCACTCAAACTAGGTACAGATAATAATTTCGGTCATGAGTATCATAAAGACGCTTTGACGAGATTTGAAATTATCAATCGCTCTCCTATCACAACTGGCTGGCCTCGTATGGATGAGATTTGTAAAGGTGGTCTAGGTAAAAGTGAATTGGGTGTTGTTATAGCTCCAACAGGCGCTGGAAAATCCATGGCGATGGTACACTTAGCATGCCAAGCATTAAAATTAGGCCTAACCGTTGTATATTATACTTTGGAACTTAAAGATACCGTCGTAGGTAGTCGTTTTGACGCTTGTCTGACAGGGATTTCTCTTAACGAACATAAAGAAAGAAAAGAAGAAATCCTCAGTAAGATACAAGATATTGACGGCTCGTTGATTATCAAAGAATACCCAACAAAGTCAGCATCAGTTCAAACAATAAAAAATCATATTGAAAAATTGAAGAAAAGAGGTATAAACCCAGATGTTATATTTGTGGACTACGCAGACCTTCTAAGACCACCGAGATCGATCGAACAGAAACGTCATGAATTGGAAGAAATATACGAAGGCCTTCGCGGTCTAGCCCAGATTTATGATATGCCTGTTTGGACTGCATCGCAAACAAATCGCGGTGGACTTAACGCAGAAGTTATAACAATGGAAGCAATATCAGAAGCATTTAATAAGTGCTTTGTGGCGGATTTTATTTTCTCATTATCTAGAACTATTCAGGATAAACAAGCCAACAAAGGTCGTATCTTTATTGCTAAAAACAGAAATGGACCGGATGGCTTGGTGTTTCAAGCGTTCGTGGATTGGTCAGATGTCACAATTAAAATATTAGATAGAGATGAAGACATTGATGTAATGCAATCAACAGCCGAAGCACTCACTCTTCTGAAAAAGAAATATCAAGAAATATCAGCGAAATAGGAGAAAAGGAATGGATTTAGAAAAGAAGATATTATCGGACACAACTGTTCATATGAAGTACGCCAGATACTTGGAGGATAAAAATCGCAGAGAGAACTGGAAAGAGTTGGTGACACGTAATATGAGCATGCATCTTAAGAAATTCCCTTCTCTCGAGAGAGAAATAATCAACGCTTACCAATATGTATACGACAAGAAGGTATTACCTTCCATGAGATCTATGCAGTTTGGTGGCAAACCAATTGAGGTTTCTCCTAACCGTATTTTCAATTGCGCTTATTGTCCTGTGGATAATTATCACGTATTCAGTGAAGTGATGTTCCTTTTACTTGGAGGAACAGGAGTAGGCTATTCAGTTCAGAAACATCACGTTGAAAAACTACCAGAGGTTCGCAGGCCTTCCTCTAGAAGTCGTAGATTCTTGATTGGAGATTCGATCGAAGGCTGGTCAGATGCCATTAAAGCATTGGTCGCCTCTTTTTTTAAAGGAACCTCACGCCTACGTTTTGATTTTTCTGATATCCGTCCCAAAGGAGCCAATCTAGTTACATCTGGTGGAAAAGCCCCCGGCCCACAGCCACTTAGAGAGTGTTTAGTAAAGATAGAAGGCGTTTTAGATGAAAAAGAAAATGGAGATCAACTCACTCCCATTGAAGTTCACGATATCATCTGCCATATTGCGGATGCGGTTTTGGCAGGAGGTATTAGACGTGCGGCGCTTATTTCATTATTCTCCGCGGATGATGAAGAGATGCTCGCAGCGAAAACAGGCAAGTGGTTCGAACTTAATCCACAACGAGGACGAGCAAACAATTCCGTAGTCATCATGCGACACCGAATTGACCGTGAGACTTTCATGTCAATCTGGGATCGTGTCCGCGAGTCAGGTTGCGGAGAACCAGGTTTTTATCTTTCAAATGATAAAGATTGGGGAACCAATCCTTGTTGTGAGATTGGTTTGAGGCCTTATCAATTTTGTAATCTTACGGAGGTGAATGTAAGCGATGTCGATAACCAAACTGAGTATGAAAATAGGGTTCGTGCTGCTACTTTTATTGGTACACTTCAAGCTTCATATACTGATTTCCATTACTTACGGCCTATTTGGAAGCGTAATACGGAGAAGGATGCACTTATAGGCGTTTCTATGACTGGCATTGCTTCTGGTAAAATTTTGGATTTAGACATGATAGCAGCCTCCTTAATAGTTAAAAGGGAGAATAGAAGAATTGCTTTCCAAATTGGAATCAGACCAGCAGCAAGAACTACGTGTGTCAAGCCCGCAGGTACAACATCATTAACTCTGGGTACATCAAGCGGCATTCATGCATGGCATAATGATTATTATATAAGAAGAATACGTGTTGGAAAGAATGAAGCCATCTATGGTTATCTCAAGAATAATATTCCTGAATTGATCGAGGATGATAAATTTCGTCCACACGATACAGCATTAATTAAGGTGCCTCAAAAAGCACCAGAGGGAGCCATAACACGCCATGAGAGCGCTTTGGATTTACTTCATAGGGTAAAGGCCATTAGTGGCACTTGGATACGCGGAGGGCACCAAGGAGGCCACAATACGCATAATGTTTCTGCAACGATTACAATCAAACCAGATGAGTGGCAAGATGTTGGAGAATGGATGTGGTTAAATAGAAAATGTTATAATGGTTTATCCGTTTTACCATACTCTGATCACTCTTATGTCCAGGCCCCCTTCGAGGACTGCAGCAAAGAGGAATATGAAGATTTACTTCCTTATTTGAAAAGTATTGATTTGGATCTAATTATAGAAGACCAAGATGAGACAAATTTATCAGGTGAATTAGCATGTGCCGGAGGATTCTGTGAAATTTTTTAAGGAGAAAGAGTGTCATATTTAGGATTTTCAAAAATATTAGCAAGAGATTTTCTATCTCAATTTAATAAACCAAAAGTTTTAGAAATCGGCCTAGATAGGGGTCAAACAACCCTTCCACTTGTGTACAACATGTCGTTGTATTGTAATGGATTTACTTTTGTGGGGGTAGATATAAAAGTTCAAGATTGTCTTCATGAACAACTTAGTCAAATGGGTGATATTCAGCTGGCTGGGGATGACTTTCAATCACAAAAAAATGTATTACTTTATGAAAAGAATAGTTTGGATTGGCTCAAAGAGAAAAGGCAGATGGACTATCATGGAAAATTTGATTTAATTATGATCGATGGAGATCATAATTATCATACGGTTTTCAATGAACTCAAAATGTTAGAAAATTTTACACACAATCACACATTAATTGTTTGTGATGATTATTTAGGCAAACACTCAGTGAAAGATAATTTTATCATTGAGACTGGGGAACCCTTTCAAAGAGAAAATAAACATATAAAGAGTCCCGTTAGACTTGAAAGAACAGGTGTTAAAAATGCAATCACGGATTATATTAATGACTCAGGTATCAGTTGGAACCTGATACATTGGGGGACGATAGAACCTTGTTTTATTTGGAAATCTGAGTATTTGGGAGTCAATTGGAAGTCCAAGGCAGAAGATAACTATCGTTTACGAGATTCTAAACTTATGCTTAACTTTAAAAAAGCAGTCCCACCAAAACATGCTTCAGAGG